CAACGGATCATTCCATTTCTTTTCCGATCTAACTAGACAGATGCCTATAGATTGCGAAGTTGATTTTATTCGGCTTAAATCATATGAAGGACAAGATAATTCAGGTGGTATTAAGATAATCAAGGATTTAGAATTAGATCTTAAAGGAAAGCGAGTATATATCATAGATGATATTTGTGATACTGGAGCTACAATGTTAGAAGCATTATTTATGGTAAATAGTCGAATGGCTGCAGAAGTAAAAGTTGTTACTTTGTTAAAACGTAAAAATGGTGTTGGTATGACTGATTTTCATGGCTTTGAAATAGGTGATGAATTTGTATATGGTTATGGATTAGATGATTATGGCCTTAAACGAAATTTACAAGATATTTATAAAATTAATTAAAAAAAATAATGTATACTGGTATAGGTTACGACAAAAAAAATGGAATAATTCATATATGGGACGATGAGTTAGGACATCAACAATTCCCATTTAAGCCATATGGATATCTTCCTGATGATTCTGGTACATTTCAATCATTAGATGGAACCAGACTTAAAAAGGTTCCCGGGAATCATAGAGATAATTCAAAATCATTCGAATCAGATTTAAATGAAGAAGTACGCACACTTATTGATTTATACTATGAATCAGATGAGCCATCTAAAGGCCACAGAGATTTCTTTTTTGATATTGAAACAGCTAAAGATGAAAATGGGTATAGTACAATTGATGATGTTCGAACAGCCATTACTTCTATTGCATACTTTGATAAAGCCAGCAAAGATCGTCGAGTATTAATACTAGATGAACAAGGTCGAATAAAGGAAACGGAAATACAGGGAGAAAACTATGTTTTAGAAATATTTCGAACTGAGAAGGCCCTATTAACTAGATTCATTAATAAATTTGCAGAGATTAGACCCACAGTAATTACTGGTTGGAACACTGATGGATATGATATCCCATATATGATGGGTCGATGCAAAAAAGTATTAGGAGCTCAATCAATTAAGAAATTCTCGCCAGCTGGTATTGTTAATCAAAACACAAAGACCGGGAAATGGAAAATCTTTGGAGTATCTAGTTTAGATTACATTAAATTGTATAAAAACTTCACATATACAGAACTACCAAATTATCGATTAGACACGGTTGCTAAAAAAGAACTAGGTCGAGGTAAAGTTGAATATGATGGCGATTTAGATACATTGTTTACTCAAGACATTCATAAGTTTGCTTATTATAATATGACGGATGTTGATTTAATTGAGGAAATGGATGAAAAGCTTCAACTATTGAATCTAGCCCGTACAATTTGTCACAAAGGACACGTTCCATATGAAGATGTATTTTATGCATCAAAATACTTAGATGGCGCTGCAATTGTAGATCTTAAAAGAAACGGATTCGTTGCTCCAAACAAGCAATTTCGATTTGTAGAAGATGAAAGCGAAGAATCGCTAGCAGGAGCCTATGTAATGGCGCCTGTTCCGGGATTGTATAAATGGATCTATGATTTAGATTTAACTTCCTTGTATCCTAGCATTATTATGACAGCAAATATTTCCCCGGAAACTAAAGTAGGAGTTGTTGCTAATTGGAATCAAGAATGCATGATGCGAGATATCCCAACCCAATCAGTAATTAACAGTCAAACAATAATTGATATTAGACAATGGCTGCGAGAAAATAACTATAGTATAGCAAGTAATGGAGCAGTGTATCGAAATGATCAACGAGGCTTCTTACCAACGATTCTAGAAAAATGGTTTGATGAACGTGTTATTTATAAAGACAAACGAGATACATATGAAGTAGGAACTGAGGAATATAAATTCTATGACGCAATGCAATTAACACAAAAAGTATTGCTCAATTCATTCTACGGTGTATTAGGATTAAAAACATTTCGTTTCTATGACCTAGATAATGCAGGTGCAATTACAGCAGTTGGTCAAAGCATTATTAAATTCTCTGCCCGTGTTATTAATCATTACTATCAAAAGGAACTAGGAACAGATCACTTTATTAATGCTAGTGGCGATAAAGCAGAGTTTGCATTTTATACAGATACAGATTCAACATTCTGCAGCAGTTTACCTTTAATTCAACACCGATTCCCGGGTTGTGATACTGACGATGAACAGTTCATGATTGAACAAACCAATACAATTGCTTCTGAGATACAAACCCATGTAAATAACATGTATAATCAATATGCAACAGTATTCCATAATACAGCAACGCATCGATTCCAAATTAAACAGGAATATATTGCTAAATCTGGTTTATGGATTGCAAAGAAACGGTATGCACAATGGGTTATTTTCAAAGAAGGTAAATCTACGGATAAATTGGATATTAAAGGCCTAGACGTTGTAAGATCTAGTTTCCCAGAAGATTTCAAAAAGATAATGAAGGAAACATTGTGGTATATTCTTAAAGGTAGAAACAAGCAGGATACATCAACCCTAATACATAACTTTAAATCTAATATAAGAAGTTCCGAAGTACTCAATGTAATGAAGAATTCTAGTGTTAAGGAACTATCTAAATACATTAGAGGTCGTAAACCATTTACTGGGTTTATTAAAGGGACTACAGCACACGCTAAAGCCGCAATTAACTTCAATGATATGTTAACCACATTAACCGGTGATATATTACCTATATCAAATGGCGAAAAAATCAAATGGGGTTACTTGTTGAATAATCCATATGGGTTTGAAACTATGGCACTTCGTGGTTACCGAGATCCGGTTGAAATAGTTAACTTTGCAGCAAAATACTTAGATCATAACAAAATGTTCGTAAGTGACTTAAGCAATAAGTTCAATGACTTTTATGCTGCAATGAGTTGGGGAAGTTTACCAGAAAATAACAATGCAAAAAAGTTTTTTAACTTTGGATAACAAATTGTTTTTTTTTGTGTTATATTTATATGTAAATAGGTAAATACAGGAACATTGTGAAACGAAACATTTTAGCTGAAAATATGCGACGATTTAAAACTAAAAATTTAAATGAAGATCAGTTAGATGAAGTATTTGTAGATCCTGATACTATACCCAATCTAATTAAATTAGTTACAGATCTAGGATTACCAGCATGGACAGCATTACCTATAGGAATAGGAATGTTTGGCATTCCGCTAGCAGCTGTTGGTGGTGGATTTGGCAAACTCAAAGATATAATTAAACACAAGATTCGACGAAACCAGTTAACTCCAGAAGAAGCAGAACGGTTTGCAATTGAAGTAGAAACTGCATTAAAAGATATTCCGGGTCGGCAAAGAGCATATTTAACTAGCTTATTAAATAAATACAAACAAGCTTTAGCCGCAGAAGCTGGTGGATTAGATATGATAAATGATATTGATATTGATGATGCTAAAGATGTTATGATTCGATATATGGATTTGTTGAATACGTATTTAGCCCAAAACAAATATAAACAAAATAACGACTAAAAATTGTTTTTTTTTCCATGTAAAAATTAATGTGCTAGCAGCAATGTTAGCACTTTTTTACTGTTATAAAGGTTGGATAATATAGATAAATTCATTATATTAAATAAAAAAGTTATATGTACGGAAAACAACAATGGCGCGGCAGAGAAGTAGAAGGCCGTTACACTGATATGATGACTCTATTTATTAGAGAATTGGGGGATGGAATTAATGTAGATGATCTTAACGTATATCCTCATTATTATTTTACGATTGAATATATTGCTAACATGATTGAATCTCGAGATAGTAAACAACTTGAATCAATCCGCGAAATATTAGATACCACAAATGCCGTAGTAACAGTCGAAGCGAATAAAGCTACTTTAAAGAACATTCCCACTGATTTGGTTAATAGATGCCACATTATTTATAGAATTCAAGACGATGCATTACAACTACTAAAAGCAACCGATACCGTAAGTATAGATGCTGGTTGGTATCGTTGCCATATGATTGCTAAGATGCATATGCAAGAAACAACCCCGGATTCATATAAATTTGATGAAGAAATATGAAGCGTGGCGTTATAGCAGGTAACTTTGATGTTATTCATCCGGGTTATATTGCAATGTTTACTGAATGTAAAAAGCATTGTGATTATCTTATAGTTTGTCTACACGAAGATCCAAGTCTTGAAAGGCCTGAAAAATTAAAGCCAATTTTACATTGGAGCGATCGTTATAAAATATTAGGATCACTCAAGCAAGTAGATTTTATATTTTTATATCAAACTGAGGCCGAGTTACATGAGGCTTTAGCAAAAGGTAAACTCGATGTAAGATTCCTAGGTGATGATTATATAGATAAGCCATTCACCGGCGACGATTTGAATATTCCAATTCACTATCTAAACAGAGACCATGGTTGGTCGACCACTAAATTTAAAAAATTAATAGCAGATGAAGTACAGCGTAGTAGTAACATTTAGTATCGAAGGATTTCATTGTTGGCCAGATGCCAAAGAAGTATTTCCAGAAGTAGCATTCCTCGCAGATAGACATCGTCATATGTTTGGTTTCCGTTGTTATGCAAAGGTAACTCATACTGATAGAGATGAAGAATTTATTTTATTGAATCGCAAAATTCAAAAAGCTCTTAGAAATCAATTTTCTCGGGAATTAACTAGTGTTTTGGAATTTGATTCAATGTCGTGTGAAATGATTGGAGAATGGTTATTAGAAGAATTCTCGGCTTTATATAAAGTAGAAGTTTGGGAAGATTGGGAAAACGGAGCGATAATTAAACGAAGCAAATTTTTAATATGAGAAAAGTATTTTACTTTGGGCTCGAGCCCCTTAAAGCTCGATATACTTACCAATTGAGTAAGCAATGGATGCCAGCAACATTTGCCCCATATGAAACGGCAGGCGAATTAGAATTTATTGATATTCCAGGAGAATTTGATCCAGACCAGCAAATTAAAGTTGGAGCTGTATTAGATGCCGTTGGTCGAGGTAAATTTGCTATGAGTCAGTGTAGCAATTTCTTAGATATGATCAATACCGATCAGGTTAAGGATGGCGATGTAATCTTCTTGCAAGATTATTGGACTCCGGGTATGGATGCAATTTGGTACGCATTAGATTTATATGGTATCCAAGTTAAAGTTTATGCAATGCTTCATGCACAAAGTGTAGATGAGTATGATTTTACTTGGCCTATGCGCCAATGGATGCGTCATTATGAATTGGGACTAGATAACCGAATGACCGGTATATTTGTGGGCTCTACTATTCATAAAGAACAATTACGAGAAGCTGGATTTAATGCTCCAATTCATGTTGTATCATTGCCATTGCATCACGCAATGACATTAAGCACTTTACCGGATTATAACAAATTTGCCGCAAAAGAAAATAAGATTGTATTCTCTAGTAGATTAGATAAAGAAAAGAATCCGTTCTTTATGCTTGAAGTAGCTGAGCTATTTTTAAGTGATAATCCAGATTATGTGTGGCACGTGACAACTTCCGGTAAATCATTTAAATCAATGGTACCTGGTGTGATTGAGGCAATGACGGCATTAGCAGAGCGTGTTCCTAGATTTAAATTGTTAGCTAATCTAACAAAAGAAGAATATTACTATGAATTAGCAACTGCTAAAGTTCAATTTAATAGTTCACTTCAAGACTATGTATCATGGACGGTATTAGAATCTACAGCATTTGGCTGTGATGTAGTATTTCCAAATTTTAGATCATTCCCAGAATTTATTCCGGCAGATCGAATGTATACACCATTTTCGATAAAAGATGCGGTATATACATTAACAGTGGTATGCGATGAAGAATATACACGAGATTATAACTTTGCAGCAATTGCAGATTACGGTCGACAAATGGAAGCATATATAATTGCTAATGATATGCAACAAGAAATTAATGTTTGGCACGAATTAGAATATTGCAAGTATTTATTAAAACAACAAGGTTACAATGAGTAAAAAGTTTATATACTATCCGAGTTTATCGGCCGGGAGTATGGTATCTGCATTTAAGAAGGATACCAAGTTCTCAGACGGTACAACTATGAGATTCTTCTCAAAGGAATATCCAGAAGAATGGAGACACCCGTATTTTCTAATCACCGCAGGGCATCATTATAAGAAAATGGACTTCCGTCAGCAAATGGGCTTAGATGATGAAGTATTGGTATTTGGTGATTCCGGAGGATTCCAGATTGCAACCGGTGCATTGAAATGGGATACAACTATCCGCGAAAAGATCTTTCATTGGTTAGAAGCAAATAGTGATGTGGCTGCTAACTTGGATATTCCGCCACGGGTTACATTTGAAAATCGATTCCAAGATTCGATGGATATTAGTTTCGATAACTTTAAATGGTTTGAAACTCATCAAAGTGGTAAAACTAAGTTTCTCAATGTAATACAAGGAACATACAATGAAGAATATAATACTTGGTATCACAAGTTCAAAGACTTTGCCTTTAATGGTTGGTGTATTGGTGGACCTAAACGGTTAGTAGACTTTATGTATGTTATTGCATTAATGCTTCAAGAACGAGAATTTGAAAAGAAACATGTAGAATTTATTCACCTTCTAGGAATATCTAAAATATCGGATTTCTTTATTCTATCCACCCTGCAAAAGTTATTAAATGACTTAACAGGCGGTAGAGTTCAATTATCCACAGATTCTTCTTCCCCAGGTCAATATCCGGTATATGGAACATATCTTCATTCAACTAATTATAAAACACAAACCTTTACGGAATTGTATTTTCCTAAGAACGCTGAGTATCGTAGAAAATCTCATGCTAGGCAAGGCAAAGAAGGTGAAATTACAATTGACAAAACAAAACATGTACCTTGCAGTATAGAATGTCCAGCATGTCGTGATTT